GGTTCGCATACTGCGGTAAAACTTTTTGTGAATTATCTGAGAGGCAAAAGCAGAATGGCATGGAACTTGAATTGAAAGAATAAATACTATGGAAAAAGAAATACAAGAAACAGCGATAGAAGAGCCGAATCCTTGCGCCGTCATTGGGAACGAACCGGCCTTCCGAGACGGTGAAGGGCGAGACATGGGCCTTACAAAACTGGAATACTTCGCGGGGCAAGCGTTAGTGGGGATACTGGCGGCGGATAAAGATTTCGCGCTGAGCGACCCAGATGTAGCAGATGCAGCCTTAGCCAAAGCGAAAAGCCTGGTTGAGTTGTATCACAGACGGGAGGAATCGGAATGAACAAAACACACTACGACGAGATACAAAAAGGCCCGAGTAGCTGGAACGCTTACGTTAGGGAGCAGAGGGGCAAGGACGAGGGTTGGGTCGCTAACCTGATGGACGCTGACCTGAGGAACGCTAACCTGATGGACGCTGACCTGAGGAACGCTAACCTGAAGCTCTCTAACCTGGAGGACGCTGACCTGAAGGGCGCTGACCTGAGGAACGCTGCCCTGGACAAAGCTAAATTCAGCGGGGTGCCTAAAGCCCCAACAGATCTACTCCAGCAGATAGCGGTCGCTATCCGAATGCCTGATGCTTTAGACATGTGCTCTTACCACAAATGCAACACCTGTCACTGTTTAGCAGGTTGGGCGATTACTCTCACTCCTGGAGGTAAAAAGTATGAAGCCAAGACAAGTTCTTACTTAGCGGGGGCTCTACTCGCCCCCGAGCTAAAGCACCTATTTTTTGAGGATAACGAAACGGCGTTAGGGGAAACAGAGAAATATTTGCCTGACGATTATGCCAACAAGGAGCAAATCGAATAGGATAAACTATGGGAGTTAAAACAATATACAGCCTTTACTGTGACTTTTGCGGGGGGTGCATAGTAAAGCCTCAAACCGCATACAAAAACGACCCCATGCTCCTAATCCGCTATGGGGACCACAAGGTAATTGACCCATCATTTGATGACTGGAGAAAGGGCGTGAAAACGAGGTATAAGTGCAAGCACTGTTTGAATAAAGAAGCCAAGGAGCAAAGCGAATGAGTCACCAAGAATTGAAACCGTGTCCTCTGTGTAACAGCCATTGTTATACGACCGTCGGCAAACAAGTGAGTTGTGGCCGGTGTATGTATCGGATTAATGGAATTGATAACGAAGACGAAGCAGGAGCCGTCCGACTGCACAACAGCATTCCACGCGGGGAGACGTGTCAATGGGAGCAAACTTGCCCTGACGACAATGAGTGGACGGGCAGTTGTGGGGAGTCGGTAGGCATTGAGACAGGGCAACCTTTTAGCTATGTGCAGTTCAAGTTTTGTCCGCGCTGCGGCAAACAAATTGAGGCGGTGAAAGAATGAGCGACCAAGATGACAATCTAAGCGTAGGCCAATGGATACTGATTACAGTAGTGGCTGTTTGCTTTGTATTAGTGGGCATGGAAAACACTCACGACTTCATAAGTGATAGAGGGTGGGTGGGGTTTAGCTGTCAAGTAGTAGGCTTCTTGGCGTTCGTCTTGGCAATGCTATGCGAAGTAAAACTAGGGGATGACAGGATGGAATGAAAAAAAAGAAAACAACTAAGAAGCCACCAGGCAAGACAGTCTCAGAGCTAGCGAAGGAATTCGGGAAGCCAATCCAATCAATGCGCGGTTGGTGTGCGCAGCTTGAACCTGTCGGAAAGATTGGCAATGCGAACCTGTTTGACCGGGACGAAGTTAAGCGTGTTGTTGATGTAAAGATTGCGAGGGTTGGCAGGACAACCAGGCAGCAGGAACTTGAAGAGCAGAAGCTTGAGTTGCAGATTCTCAAGCTACAGAACGAGACTGATATTCAAGTGCGAAACCTACTTCCAGTTAGCGAGGTGTTAAAGTGTATGGCGACTCTAACTGAGTCGGTTAGATCTCACTTGCTAGCGATGCCTAAGAAGCTGGCCCCACTACTTGAAGGTCAACCACCGCATGAAATTCAGAGGATAATTAAGGAGCAAGTTTACTTGTGTTTGAACGGATTGCAGGAAACGAAGTTTAAATGATATGAATTTAAGAATTGAATTTGAATCCAAAGACAATCCGTGTGTGTCAGTCTTAACTGATAGCTCTAACCCAAATCGCCCTTGCAAGCGTTACCGCTTTGATGTTGGTAGCGGAACTGTTGAGGCTGTTATGTGGTATGAAGTCGACGATATATCAAACGGCCATCTAGGCGGAAATCATTGCTCAATGTCCCACATTGGGCGTGACGGCGTGATGCGTGGAGCCGTTGTTAGGCATGACTCTCTTCATGCCGTGCTTGAAAGCGAGGAGTCAATCAATCAGTCTCTTTTCATTCAAGCCAAGTCTATTCTGTCAAGGATACTTCTTGATATGGCTTGCGACGTTGACTCGGTAGAGCTGCCATGAAAGCTGCTGAACTATTCGAAAAAGAAGTTGCGAGCCGCTTCCGCCTGCCTGATGAGGCTCCATTGTGGGATTGGATGCACGACAATATCACGCTGAAGGATTCGCCTTATGGCGGTAAGTTTGTGATTTCAGAGACCCCTTGGCTTCGTGAGCCTTTGAGTTGCATCACTGACCCCGCCATTATGCAGTTGACGATCATGTCAGGGGCTCAGCTTGGAAAGACTACCGTGATTCAGGGCGGGGTTGCTTGGGCTTTGTCGGAAGATCCAGGGCCAACGATGGTGATCTCTGACGCTGGCGACTCGCTCGAGAACTTGGCCGAGAACAAAATCAACCCTGTTCTTGAGTCGTGTCCCGCTCTGGCTCGAGTGATGCCGGACAATCGAAACGGGAAGAAAAAGCTCAAGATCAAGTTCCCGCAAGCAACCGTGATGATGGGGCCGGCCAACGATTCATTTCTGCGGTCGCATTCAATTCGATACATCTTTGGCACTGAGGTTTCGGCCTGGAGCCCTGGCAATGTTCAGAGGTCCAAGAAGAGAACCACGAGATGGTCAGATCGGAAGAGGGTCTATGAGTCAACGCCAAAGCTTGCTGGTGATGACTTTTGTGCGGAGTGGGAGCAAGGGAGTCAAGAGGAATGGAATTTTGAGTGCTTAGGGTGTGGCGGAATGATCGAGCCTGATTTCTCGGAGATTATCAAATGGGATGAGAATGAGGCCACCAGGCCAGAAGGTAAATGGGATTTCAAGGAGGTCAGGAAGACTGTCAGGCTAGAATGTCCTGAATGTGGTCATGCTCACAAGCACACGGCGGGAACATCTCGAATGATGAACAACGGGGGGCGTTACGTCGCAAAAAACCCCGGAGCCAATGAGCGAAACCGGTCCTTTCGCTTTACCGCCCTATGCCTTCCTCCATCGGTTTGCTCTTGGGAAGATTTGGTTGAGGAGTTTATTAGAGCCAACCAGCAAGCCAAAACTGGTTACACGACGCCCCTGCAAGAGTTCGTCAATCTCCAGCTCGGTCAACCTTGGGTTGAGGAGCGCTATGTTAAAATCAAGGATCTAGCTCTTGATGACTACGATCCAAGCGTCAAGTGGGATGATCAAGCGTTCACCTTTATGACTGTTGATTGTCAGCAATACTTGGCTGACTTTTGGGTTTGTATTCGTCAATGGTCAAGAGATGGTCGGTCTAGGTTGGTCCGATACGAGAGGCCGAAGAGCTTTGAGGAGGTCGAAGAGATACGCGAGCAGAACGGAGTCAAAAGCGGATTAGTGTTCGTGGACCGCATGTACAAGCCAGACGAAGTAGCCGCGGCTTGCGCAAAGTATGGTTGGCGTATGATGCAAGGGGAGGACACCGCAGACTATCTAATCAGTGAGACCAAGGGCAAGCGGAAGCTCAAGAGGCGTAGACCGGTTTCCAACAAAGTCAGGGTTTCGATCTCTAGGAACTCACCGATTGTTCTGCTCTTTCGTTGGTCGAACCCCACGGTTAAAGACATTCTGGCAACCCTGAAGGAGGGCAAGGGCGCTGAGTGGCTTGCTTGCGATGTCGGTGAACAGACAGAAGCCTATCAGAAGCAAGTCAACGGAGAGCGGAAGACAGAATCGATTGATCGACACGGAAATACCGTCTTGATGTGGAAAAAGTTTCGCGAGAATCATGCTCTGGATTGCGAATGTATGCAGGTGGCAGCGGCAATCGTCATGGGGTGCTTTGGCTCTGGCGAGGTTTAGCCTTGATCGCCAGTCCTATGAATGGCGGCTGGACAATTAAAACCCCTACTTAGATACAAATCTGACGCTTGGCTACTTGCTAAGATTGATGACTTGGCGGAAGAACTAAGCCATGGTCACACCTTTACTTCTCTCTCTGAGGCTGGCAAGAGTCACTCACAGGAAAGAAGTATTCCAATCGAGGACGTTATCCAGGCCGTCACGTCTGTTGCTAATGAGCGCGGGCTGAATGGTTCCGGCAACGTGGTCCGGTCAAGAGCAACCAAGGCTACGTTCAAATGAGCGCTTCCGGCCTAGTTGACCAGCACGGTCGACCCTTGGTGAGCAGCTCGATGGGCTATTATCAAGGGACTGTTCGGTCTCGAACCAGGCGACCCATGAACAATGAGGTCGTCGATTCCCGCAACACTCAAACCAAATGGGCGCGAGAGACACTTCTAGGGTATTCCCGCCACTTATTTGTCAACATTGGAGAGGTTCGAGGGGCCATTAAAGACGTTGCTCGATACTCGGTTGGCAGCGGGATTCGTCCTGTCTCACTGGGGCAAGACGTTGACGAGGCCAAAGCCTACGAAGATTTTTTCGATCAATGGTCAGGCAACTGTGACCTTCGGGGGGAATATAATTTCTGGAAGCTTCAGCGCCTCGCGTCTATCCGAATGGATATTGACGGGGACATTGGCTTCAACATGGTTTCAGGCAGTCGAGATTGGCCTTTTCTTCAGGCCATCGAAGGGCACCAGATAGTAGGAAGCGTTAACGACGAGAACAACTTCGACGGAGTTCGAATCTCCCCTAAGACTCAAAGAGCGGTTTCCTACTCAATAAGGACTCGAGACGGCGGATTTAAGAAGGTTCCAGCCAATAACTTCATCATGGTTTATGATCCTGATAGGGTTGCTCAATACCGAGGAGTCTCGGCCCTTCAGCATGCAATAACTGAGGTCTGGGATACTTCCGAAATCCTCGATTATGAAAAGGTTGGGGTAAAGATTCGTAGCGCTATTGGTGCTGTGATCAAGACTCAAGGGGGTGACGACGACGATGCTCAAGCCTTGATAGGATCGGAGAATACAGCGGCCAAAACCGGCGACGTTCCCTGGCAGACATTCGAGGCCGGAATGATTCCTCGACTCCATACCGACGAGGACATTCAGGAAATTGGGGGCAACTCTCCAAGCACTACTTTCAACGGTTTCATCGAGATGTTGATGAGGCGCGTAGCCTTAGGTTACGGGCTCCCTCTTGAGTTTGTCTGGGATTTATCCAAGGCAGGAGGGGCTAGTCAAAGAGCAGTCTTAGCCAAGTCGCAAAGGGTGTTCGATGAGCGCTTTGATGTGCTTAAAAAATTCAACAATCGCGTTTGGGCTTGGGTCATCGCCAAGGGCATCAAGCGGGGAGACTTAAAGTCGACGGAGAATTGGTGGAAGGCCAAGTGGCAGCAACCTAAAAAGATCACGGTTGATGTCGGCAGAGAAGCCAAAGAAAGCCGTGAAGACGTCAAGCTAGGGCTCAAGACTTTCCAAGATGAGGCTGGTGAGCGCGGCCAGGACTGGCGGCAGAATCGAAGCCAAACGGAGATAGAGACACGCGACTTGCTAAGCAGAGCCCAATCACTGTCAGCAGAATTCGGCATTGAGATGGGCACGGCATTGAGCCTCTTGAGCCAAAGAACCCCGAACCCAGAAGTTACCACCAATGACGCCATCACTACAAAATAGACTCAAGAATGACGTTTGGGATATTGCCCCTAGCTATCTCGAGTCCTATGTCGAATCAGCAAGGGGAGCCTCAGATCTTGTGTCAGCTCTTGGCGTACAGGGCGAACGAAACTCCTCGAGCCTCATAAGCCAGAGAGGGCCGGTTGCAATCATTGAGGTCAACGGAGTTACAGGCAAGCGGCTTGATTGGTTCGAGCGCATGGTTGGCATGGTCGACTACGATGACGTGACAGAGGCGATACTTGCTGCACAGCAAGATGAATCGATTGAGAATATCATTCTGTCGTTTGACTCTCCAGGCGGGGCTCATACAGGGACGCAAGAAGCGGCTGATGTCATCCACCAATCCAGCAAGCCAATCTACGCTTTCACTGATTCTTGCATGGCTTCGGCTGCTTACTACTTAGGTAGTCAATCCACTGCTGTCTACGCGACCCCAACGGCTCTTGTTGGGTCGATTGGTTCAATCTTAGTGCGAGAGGATCACTCGGGATACTTAAAAAGCATGGGCGTCAAAATTACCGCTTTCGCCCGTGGCAAGCATAAAGCCGAAGGACGGTCGTTCCAGCCAATGAGCAAAGAGGAGTCAGACAATCTCAACGCCTTTGTCGAAAAGGCTTACAACAGTTTCAAGGCTTCTGTTCTTCGATCTCGATCACCTGAGAAAGAGGTTTTCGATTCCCGAATCTATCACGCTGAGGATGCTGTCAAAGTTGGCTTGGCTGACGGAATTGTGAGTAGTCTTGATGAGTTAATTAGCTTTCTGTCTTAGCGTTCAGGTTTAGCTAACATCGCAGTTCTGTGATGAGTCAGACAATACTGAACGTCGTTGAGGCAAACACACAGCTAGCGCTTGCTCAACGTGATTTACAAACCGAACAAGATGCCCGGAAAGCTGTCACATCCGATCTTGAGGCCGCGAAAGTAGAACACGCGGAAGAGTTGCAAAAACTCAAAGACCAACACTCTCAAGAGATCTCCGACGCTGCGGGAAATCACGCCAAGGAAGTAACCAAGCTTTCAGATGAGCTTGAAAAACTAAAGACAGATCTAGCTGATTCGGTTTCAGAAGTCGAGAGACTTAAAGATGAATCGAAAAGCGCTGATGACAAGGCGGCTGAGATCGTCGGTCAAGCTGGTGGCGAAGCTGTTGAAGTTGCAGACGATAGCGCGGGGGGCACTCCGAAAACCAAGACGCCAGAAGAGATTCAGGCGGCGTACGCTGAGCAACGCAAGATCGAAGGTTCAGCAGCGAAGCACGCCTACTGGGTGAAAAACATCGCCCCCTTCGAGAAGTAGGAACCCACCAAGACAACCACAATTTCCATATTTTAGAATCTCATGGCCAATACTCTCAACAATGTGAACGTGGCGCAGATTGCCGATCGTTCGCTCGAATACTTAGGGCTGAATTTCTTCCCGCTCAAAGCCCTTTCGACTGACTTCTCAGAAGACATCAAGTCAGAAGGTGAAAGCGTTTCAACGCGCATTCCTGCGGCAATTACGGCAAAAGATTTGTCTGGTGGGTACTCCGCAGATGATGTGTCGAACACTGGCGTCACAGTTACTCTCAATCGCTTCCGTGGTCCCGTGTTTGCGTTCACTGACCTGGAAGCGTCAAAGGCTGGCGACGTGAACTGGCTCAAGGACAACTTCATTGAGCCAGCAATGGAGGGGTTGATGAATGACATCTTCCAGTACATCTACGGGCTGGTCACTGCTGCAAGCTTCCCGAATTCAACCGTTATTACTGCGGCCAACATGGACGCTGACGAGCTTGCGGATTTGGGGACAGAACTTTCAACCCTCAAGGTTCCAAGGAGCAATCGATCCGCTATTCTGCCTCCTGGCCACGTTGGAGGATTGATCAAGGATTCAATCATTGAGGACGCAAGCGCGTTTGGTGACACCAACGCAATCAAAGAGGGGACGATCATGAAGGCTCGAGGGTTTCAAATCCATGAGTTCGCATCGATTCCTAACAACTCTGAGAACTTGTTGGGCTTTGTTTGCCACAAGTCAGCGTTCGCTTTTGCTGCGCGGTCTGTTGCCGATCCTACGACGATCATGGGCAATGCTCCGCTAGGAGTTGAAAACCGAGTTGATCCGGTGACAGGGTTGCCTCTCCAGTTTCGCGCGTGGTATGAGCCAAAAGACGGCAAGTATTACTTCTCGATGGGAACGCTTTACGGAGCAACCAAAGCCCAAGCAAACGCGCTGCACCGAATCAAGAGCGCGTAAGGAACACCCGACAACTAGCGAAGGCTCGAACAAATGGCTAACACTCTCAACAACTTCAATCTTGCCGCAATTGCGAAAGATTCAATCGATTATTTTGGAAGTAGCTTCTTCCCTGTTCGGGCCTTCGCTCAAAACTTCTCGGATGAAATCGCTGAGAAGGGCGACTCGGTTAAGACTCGTATTCCTTCTGCCATTGCGGCCAAGGATCTATCAGGCGGGTTTGCTGCTGACGACGTGACGAACAATGGGGTCACTGTGACTTTGAACAAGTTCAAGGGGACAGTATTCAAGCTTACCGATAGTGAGATTTCAAAGGCAGGCAACGCCCATTGGTTGAAAGATCAATTTATGCAGCCAGCAATGGAAGCCACTGTTGGCGCTTTCATGGGTGACGCTTTTGCTTTGATACTTGCAGCCAGCTACACCAACGCGACCGTAAAAACGGCAGTTGATTTCAATGCTGATGCTTTGGCTGATGTTGGGGTAAGTCTCTCAACTCGAAAGGTTCCAAAGGCGAATCGTCATCTAATTGCGCCTCCTTCTTACGTTGGGACGTTGATGAAGGACTTGAGCGTTGTCGACAAGGGCGCTTCTGGTGACACCGATCCAATCAAAGAGAATCGATTACTTCGGCTTCGCGGGTTTGACATCCATGAGTATGAAGGCATTCCCAATAATGGCGAGTCACTTGGGGCGATAGCTCAACATCCTTCAGCGATGGGCTTTGCGGCTCGACCGGTCACAGACCCTAATACTGTTATGCAAGGTTCAGGTGCTCAAGTGGTCAACATTGTCGAGCCTAAGACGGGTTTGCCTTATCAATTTCGAATGTGGTATGAGCGCAAAGACGGCGCTTTTTACATCTCAGTTGGCTTTCTTTATGGCATGGCAGTAGGTCAGGCCAACGCCCTTCAACGAATCACAACCGCCTAGACTATGACCCGAGAACCAGACCTTAAAATCAACCGCAAGCTTTCCTTCTTTGTTGGGTACTTGCCAGACGGAACGCCAGAGGTTGTCGTCACAGGTACGGCAAGCGAGGCTTGGGAAGCGTTCAAGAATGAGCGTGACAACTTCGACAACACAGGAAAAAGCAAGTTCATCGAATTGGCTTATTATCGGGGCGTTAATACTTCCAAGCGTCGCCAGCTTGTGAAAGCGGACCGCCAGTCAGTAAGTCTTGACTGGTCCGAGTTTGAGAACGACCCGGAAGGAATGTATCAGAAGCGGCTCGAGCTAGGACTTGTGAGCGACGATGAGAAGAAAGCCAGAGAGCGAGCAGACATGCAAGCTTCTGAGGTGATTCAAGACACCGACAAAGAGCTAAAGAAGCCAGCCAAGAAGACAACCAAGAAGGTGTAGATTTTTTCCACATCCTACCATGCACCCCCACCATGCGGGCCGGTTTAGTTTCCTCGCTGGCCGGCCCGCTTTCTGATTAATGAGCACTTGCCGAATAACAAAACTTGACCGCTCGATTCGATACCGAGCTAAGAGTACTGCAGGTGCATGGCGAACACTCTCTGAGGGTGACGCCTTGGCGACTGGAGAAAGCCTTGAGGTACTTTCAGGCGGGGCAAAGTTTGGCGCGGTGGCTTGCGTTGTTCAGGAAAGGTCTGCTGGTGAGTGGGTTGACGCCTTCCCCATTGAGTTAGATTTGGTAGGCGGAACAAGCCATACTCGAACGGATTGCCTAACGGTTACCGGCGACGAGACAAGCTCTTCTGTGACGATTTCCTACACAACAAAAAAGGGTCACCAAAGCCTGAAGCATGGGCACCTGGCTCAAGTCAATGCTGAACAAACTCGAGGGGTTGCTTTCGAGTGGGATTCTAGGCTGTGGTCTGGTGTTTTATCTGACATCTCAGAAGGGCGCGACATGGGCGAGGGCGGGTATCTCGAGGAGTCTGATGCGGTCCTTGTGTGCAACCGCTCCCAGTTTGTTAAAGCGGGGGTGATGCCTGCAACGAGCAGCAAGCTCTTGATCGATGGGGCACCGCTCCAGATTGTCGGGAATGTTCGTGTTGGAGATTGGTCTTACACTTTCGAGCTTAAGAGGTGCAATCGTGCCTGATGCTCTCAAGCTTGATTTCCGAGAGTTTCACAGAGCTATCGATCTTTATTCCAAGGTCTCCAAGCGAGACTTCGCGGACATCATAAACAAGCGCGTGGTAAATATTGCTTACATCGCCATGAGGAAGACTCCGGCAGCTCCAGCCAAGCGGATTGGGAACGATCTCATGCGTAAGGTCAAAGGCAGGGGAAGGAAGGGCAAGGGCAGGCCCCCGATTGTGGCCCTCATGATTGCTTCCGGCTCTGAGAAGGCAGGCTTGAAGGCCAAGCCGAAACCAGGGCTTTACGGGGCTAAGATGCGCGAGGAGATAGAGAAGGTGATCAAGCGGCGTGTTAGGACTCGGGCCTACATCAAAAGCGGGTTCCTTCGAGCTGTTCGAGATGTTGAGCCACAAATCAAAGGCAGGGCAAAGAGGCGGCCTAGGAACGTCAAGAAGTTTTCGAAAGCTCCAGGCAAAGGTAAGGCAGCGAGGCCAGTGCTTAAACCTTTTGGCGAGATTTTCAACTATGCCGCCAACGCAACCAAGATTGCAGGGCCAGCTCTTCAGGCTGCTATTAATGCTGACGCAAAAGACATGGTGAAGTATGCAAGCAAAGTGTTAGAGAAAAGAGCAAAGGCAATGTCAGCTTGAGCGCTCTAGGTGAAAAGATAGAGGAAGGCTTTGTGGCTTTGCTTAGAGGTGCTATTGCCAATGTCGACATTGAGCCTGGAACGTCATCAAGTAGCGTTACTCTTCCTTTCATTTCTTGCTCTTTTGAGGGGTCTGAAGAGTTGCATGCAGGGGCCGGAAATTACTGGTGCAATGTCAATGTCCAGGTCACGTCTGAGGCTCTCCCCGAGAGCGGTAACAGGGGTGATTCTGAGCATGATGCTTTGTTCGCAAAGGTCTGCGATGTTCTCCATGTCGCAAGCTTGAGAGATGATCTCAACACAGCATCGACCGGCTTACTTGTTGTTGGGGTCAAAGACCAATCGGAGTCGGAGCGAAATGTGGAAAGCAGGGGCGAGGTTGAAGTTTTTACGAATAACTACACGGTCATGATTTTGGCCGGTCACGAATAAAAAGATTATGGCCAGGATTAAAAGCAAGCCGCTAGCCTTCGGGGCTTCCAACACGAACAACGTCGCAATCACAAATGCGGCAGGCACGACCAACGCTATCACAGCGGTAATTGAAGAGCTTCCTGCTGATAAGTCGGCTGAGATCATCGAGATGAAAGACGGGGGCGGTGATGTTGATGGGCTGATCGTAAAGAATGATCGAACAGAAGTATCAATCAATTTCTACGTCACGGAATCAACGATTGCCGCGGCGGAAGCCGATCAGAATGCAGTTGTTGAGGTTGGGGACAAGGTTGTGATTACGGAGGCTGACATGAATGAAATAAGCGGGGTCAATTTCATCGTGTCCCGCGTGGGCAAGATGCATCGCTCGGGTGAAACTCGAAAGTTCAAACTCGACCTTGTGAAGTATGCAAACGACGTTTCTGCTGAAGCTACCGCTTCTTGATGCATAGCTTTCTGTCAGCAATGGCCCCAGAATCTTTCATGGTTTTTGGGGTGAAGCTCAAGCGCTTGACGTTTGGGCATGTTTTGCTTTTGGAGCGCTTCGACTGCAACCCCGCCAAAGACGTTCTTGACCTGGCTACTTCGATTCAGATCTGCTCGAGAGATTGGGCTGAGGCGTTGAACTACTTGGACAACATCAA